ACAGCTACATCTGGAGTTTTCACAATTCAGTTTCCGGCTAATACATCAACAGCAGCGATTCTAAGGATCTCTGGTTAATCGTAGGAGGTAAACTCCTATGAGTGGATCAGGAACTTGGGGCGTCGGCACTTGGGGTCAAAACCAATGGAATGATTTAGCAGACCCAACTTTTACAGTTACGGGTATTGCCCTCACTGCGTCTTTAGGTGACGAAACAACTGTCGGTGAAATCAACACTGGTTGGGGTAGAGCCGGTTGGAATGATTTTGCGTGGGGTATTGCAGGAAATCTTATAGCTCCTGGTGATGCTGTTACAGCTACTTTAGGAACTGTTGTAGCATCTATTGATGTATCTACTGGTCCATCTACAAATAATAATCAACTTATTACAACCACACTTAACGATGTAACAATCGATATTCAAACAAAAGCATTTCCAACTGGTCAACCATTAACTGGAGCTTTAGGAACAGCTGATGCTGGTCCTGATGCAATGGCTTCAGGTATTGCAATGTCTATGGGTCTTGGAACTATAGACGCGTTTAACCAAACAGGTTGGGGTAGACAAGGTTGGAATGTAAACGCGTGGGGTGTTGAAGGTCAATTTGCAAATGTTACTTTAACAGGTATTGCAATGACAGCTGCTATTGGAACGTTAGCAGCTACTGGTACAGCTACTTTAACTCTTAATACTTTAAACGTAGCTCAAGCAACTTTAGGTAATGTAGATCCTGCTCCGGATGCAAACATTACTGGAGAAGCAATGGTTGCAAATTTAGGAACAGCTGTAGGTCGAGCTGGTGCAGGTGCAACTCCTTCAGGAATTGCAATGACAGCTGGATTAGGAACGGTTACAGCAGTCCCTAGTCAAGAGGTTCCTCTTACAGGAATACCAGCAGAAGTAAGACTTTCTTCAGCATTTAATATTGTAATTCATATAGATGTGCCACTAACAGGTTTAGGCTTGACTATGAATCAAGGATCTGGTAGTGCTTTAATCTGGAATGAAGTTAATACAGGTTCAGCGCCTATAACACCTCCAGGATGGCGAGAGGTAGCTGCATAATGAGTTTGACAGAAACTCATATTTTTAATAAAATGAACGTATAAGGAATTAAAAAATGGCGAATTCAACATCTGCTAACCTAAAACTTACAGTTCAAGCAACCGGTGAAAACTCGGGAACTTGGGGTCAAATTACAAATACAAACTTATTAATTTTAGAGCAAGCTATTGGTGGCTTTACAACGTTTAACTTAACTAACGCTAATAGATCTTTAACTTTTTCAAATGGTGCTTTATCAAATGGTAAAAACGATGTTATTAAATTAACAGGTACTTTAGCGGCTAACAGAACTGTTAGTATACCAGATTCAATTGAAAAAGTTTATAACGTACAAAACGCATGTGATCATGCTGGAAACACTTTAACTTTTAAAACATCATCAGGTACAGGTGTTCTTTTATGTGAAGGGAATAACTATGTATTATATTCTGATGGTACAAACATTGTAAAATTATCTGAGCAAAGAAACTGGAGAGTAGTTTCAGCAGCTGAAACAGTTCAAGCTGGTGCTCAACTTTTAGTAAATACAAGTGGTGGAGGAGTAACAATTACGCTACCAGCCTCACCTGCTACAGGGGATGAAGTTTCATTTGTAGATCAAGGATATGATTTTAACAGTAACTCATTGACTGTTGGACGAAATGGTTCTAATATAGCTAATGCAGCGTCCGATTTAACGGTCAGCACACAAGGCGCAGCTTTTTGTTTAGTCTTCTCAGGAGATGCAACAACAGGTTGGACTTATAAGGAGAAATAATAGATGTCAAATTACGAAGCTACAAAATACGATTTCGACGGAGCAAACCTTACTGGTATCGAAGGAATTCCTACAGCAACTATTGTGCCGTGGTCTTCTGCTTCAGTGCCAACAGGTTTTTTAGAGTGTAACGGTGCAGCCGTTTCAAGATCAACTTACTCTGCATTATTTGCAATCGTAGGCACAACTTACGGAGCTGGTGATGGTGCATCTACATTTAATTTACCTGATTTACAAGACAATGTTGCAATGGGTAAATCCGGAACTAAAGCTTTAGCATCAACTGGTGGAGCAAACACTGTTGCTTCATCTGGAAACGTTGGAGGTTCAACAGCTAACGCAACTTTATCAACAGCACAACTTGCATCACACTCTCACTCAATTAACCCTTTAGATAATCCAGGTGGTCCAACAGGAGAAACAACTAGACCTCAAAACCAGTTGAACTCAGGAAGTCACCCTAATACTGCTAACACAGGAAGTGGTCAGGGTCACTCTCATAATATGAGTGCAACTTTTTCTGGTGACGCAACTTCAGTTATACAACCTTATCTAACAATTATTTATATTATTAAAACTTAGGAGAAAAAATGGCCACAAACGCACAATGGACAGTAGTAATGGATGATAAAAAAATTATCAAACAAAGCGGTGATGCAGCTCAAACACCTTATGAAATTGATGATGATGATTTTTGGGGATTAGCTAAATGGAATAATATTTGGGCTATCCAATATGGAACACCAAATCCAAGTGATACTGTAGAATACAGAGATGATACACCTCACTCTACTTGGGAGGACGCAAACTTAGGTGACTTTCAAGATTTTATTACTAGATGGGACTCAGCTCACTTAGCTCAATTACAATCTGATTGGGATGGTGACAATGTTGATGGTGAAAGTGAATCTGATAAGATTTCTAGATTAGGCGCTAGACCTACATCATATACTAGTTAATTTTTTATTAAATTCAAATTTATTATATTTTTCTATAATATTAAATATTAAACTATATCTTAAATCATCTTCTTGATAGGTATCAAAACCATGTGATATTTCAGGAGGAAATATATAATAGTCTCCTGGTTTAGGTGTTATCTTTAAATTTAATTCTGGTAAAATTAAATCACATCCATTAGTTAAATATAAAATACCATGATAACAAGGATGTTTATGAAAATTTAATCTATCTCCTTTTTTTATTTCATTTCCCCACGCGTCTTTAATATCTTGTCTTTCTAAAAAATATTCAAATATATCTGGATGAGTAACTTGATACTTATTTATTAAATAGGTTATAAAATTAATAAACTCTGGTCTTTTTGTAAAAAAATCCCAATCAGTCATTCCACCTTTTACGTTCGTATAATTTTTTAAATTAGGGTTTAAATTATTTTTTATGGCAATTAATAAATTATTTATTATCTCTGGATAAGGATAATTTCCAAAAATTATATTTATATGTCTTAAATAAGATATATTTATACTATTTTTATTCTGATCTGTTTTAGAATTATTAATTGTTGTTATCATCAAGCATCATCCAAGATGTTAAAATATATTTCTCACCTGACAAAGGTGGATTTCCTCTGTGAAGATATGGAAACGCAGCAGGCCATATAACTATTCTACCCGCTTTAGGTTTAACTCTTTTTGAAAAATGTAAAAACTCTGTTTCTCCTCCTTCCTCTACATCATTAAGATATATAGAATAAACAAAAGCCCTTTTACTATCAAACTTATGACTACTATGTTCAAGATGCCAAATATGATATCCTTCTGTAGGTAAAGTTTTTTGTATTTTCATTCCAGTAAGTTTAAATCCTGTGCTTCCGTATGCTTCTTGTGCTCCTACATTTTTAGCATAATGATTCCAAGCAATATCATAATTAAAAATTATTGATTTTAAATCTTCCCACCAAACATCTATATTGTTTCCTATAGCAAAATATTGTTGATCTTGTTTTTTTAAGATCGACATGCCTTTTTCAGAACCAATTCTATTTACAGTATTTAAAAATTTGTTTTCAGTTTCGTATAATTTAATAGCATTATTACATTCTTCTTTAGTAATGTAGTTATCATATACACCAATAAAGTTGGTGATATTTACTGTTTTATCCATTATAATCTCTCTTTCATAATTTAAATAAGTATTATATAACGATTTATATGCTACAGAAATTAAAATTCAAGCCAGGATTTAACAAACAGGACACAGAATCAGGGGCCGAGGGTCAATGGACTGATGGAGATTTTGTTAGATTTAGATACGGACTACCTGAAAAAATAGGTGGATGGCTACAATTAACAGCAGCAAATAAAACATTACCAGGAGCAGCTAGGGCTCAAGTTGCATTTAGAAGTTTTGCAGGTGAGCAATATGCAGCTATTGGAACATCCCAAGGTTTATTTTTATATTATGGTAATGACTTTTTTGATATCACTCCTTTAGATACAGCTATAACTGGAGGAACATTAACAACTGTTAATGGATCTCGAACTGTAACTATTAACAAAGGATCACATGGTTTAGATGTTGGACGATACGTAACTCTTTCATCTGTTACTGTTACAGGAGCATCTGATTTTACAGCGGCTGAATTAGAACAACCATACGAAATATTAACTGTACCTGATGTAGACAAATTTACAGTTCAAGCCTCACGTGCTGAAGGAGGAACAGGAATGACTGCGGCAGGTGCCGTAACTGTTAATCCGTATGTTGAAGTTGGACCAACAACACAAACCACGGGGTATGGATGGAGCACATCAACGTGGGGAGCTTCGACTTGGGGCACAGCTAGAGCTACAAGTTCTGTGACCCTTGATCCAGGAAACTGGAGTCTTGATAACTTTGGTCAAGTATTAGTTGCAACTATATTTAATGGTAAAACTTTTACATGGGATGCAGGCGCATCAAATCCAAGATCTAACAGAGCATCTTTAACCACATCAGGTTTTGCAACTGGTAACAATCCTACAGCAAGCAGATTTACATTAGTCTCTGATAGAGATAGACATTTATTTCATTTTGGAACTGAAACTACAATTGGAGATACCACAACACAAGATCCTATGTTTGTAAGATTTTCTAATCAAGAAGATTTAAATACTTACACACCTACGGCTACTAACACTGCAGGTACGTTTAGATTAGATACCGGTAATGAAATACGAGCTGCTCTTCAAGGTAAAGACTATGTGTTTGTGTTAACAGATAATGCTGCATACGTAATTCAATTTGTAGGACCACCATTTACATTTAGTGTTAGACAAGTGGGCACCAACTGTGGATGTATTGGACAACACGCAGCCACATTCGTAAATGGAATAGTATTTTGGATGGGATCTCAAGGTGGATTCTTTGCATTTGATGGAACGGTAAAATCCTTACCATGTCTTGTAGAAGATTTTGTATTTAGCACAGATGGAGATAATCTAGGATTAAACTTTAGTTCAAGAGATGTTATCTTTGCAGGCGCAAATAATTTATATACAGAAGTAAATTGGTTTTATCCTAAAGATGGATCTGATCAAATTGATAGATGTGTGACTTATAACTATTCTGAAAATTGTTGGACGACATCGTCATTAGATAGAACAACATACGCTGATCAAGGTGTATTTGATAATCCTTATGCTACTGACTACGATGAGACTTTAACACCGGTATTTCCTGACATATTAGGAATTACAAATAAATATGGTGCTAGTATTTATTACGAACACGAACAAGGAACAGATCAAGTTAACAGCACAGCAACGACAGCTATCCCTGCATTTATTAGATCTGGAGATTGGGACATAACATCTAGACGTAGTGCTCTTGGTCAACAAACAGGCGTTGCAGATTACAGAGGAGATGGTGAATTCTTTATGGCTGTTAGACGATTTATACCTGATTTTAAATATCAAACAGGTAATGCTAAAGTAACTTTACTTGTTAGTGCATATCCAGACGATGTGGCTGTAAGTTCTCCACTTGGACCCTTTACAGTTACGTCAACAACTGATAAGGTAGATACTCGAGCCAGAGGAAGACTTGTATCTGTTAAGATAGAAAACGATGGTACAGGTGAAACCTGGAGATATGGCACACTAAGATTAGACGCACAACCTGATGGTAGAAGATAATGGCAACTTTATTTGATTTAGCACAAGCATATTTAAACCAAGGTATGCCTAGTATTTCACCTATTTTTCAACCTTTACCAACAACACAACCTGCTCCTGACCAAGGAATAGTTAATACGGTCAATCCAGCTGTTCAACAAGTTCTTAACAGCGCTGGAGGTGGAGAAGGAATTAATGTATATGGCACAAATTTAAATAATCCTAACATAAGAACTAGAAAAGATTATGTTAATCCTTTTCCGTTTACAGGAGAAGATTTACCTGAAGCAGGTGACTACATAAATGAGCCAACAGGACTTGCAGGTCTATATGACAAATATCAATCTTTGCCTAAAGGATCAAAAGCAGCTTTAGGTGCTACAAGTTTATTTACAGGTGGAGCGATTATACCTGCAGCTTTAGGTGTTTATGGACTAGGAAAAACACTTGGAGGGATGCTTCCTGTTAATAGATCAGGTATCCTGAGTAATGAATTAATAGGTGCAGGGTTTGCGTTAGATAATACTGGAAGAGTTGTAGCTGCACCAGGTAAATATAATACACCTGAAGGAATCATGGCAGGATATAATTTAACTGCTAGAGAGATAGATTTTGATGACCCTGATAATGTTTTTGATAGAAGAGATACAAATATAAGAAATACATTAAAAGATAAATACAGTATGACCGATGATCAAATTGATTCAGTTTTAGCAGAGATAGAAGAAACAGGAGAGTATACAGGTCCTTTCGGATATAATCCAACTTTAGGTAAAACTACTAATTTGTTTAGCAATTTATTTAATATTAATAAAGCTAGAGGTATAGTTAAGTCTAGACAAGATGCAGCTAATTTAATTACTGAGAGAAAGAAAAAACAAAGAGAAGAAGAGAAACAGAAAAAACTACAAGACCGACAAGCAAGAAAAGATCAACGTACAATAGATGCAGCCTATGATCGTTTCTCTAGAGGTGATGATAGTGCTTATTCTAGTGGTGCAGCTGGTATACAAAGAGATAGCGCTGGTAGAGAAGTAGGTTATAATGATCCTTTTGATCCAGGTGGAGGGGAATAATGGCTAAAGTAACAAACTACATACCTGAACCAAAAGAAGAATACGATGTAGAAAATCAAAGACAGATATTAGAATCTTTAACTACACTACAGAATCAATTAAATTTTTCTTTTCAACAAGACTTGAAAAACGAACAAGACGCATTTAATTACTTTTTATCATGAGTATAAATTATAAAAACGCTAGTATTATATTAAGTAGCACAAACATGATGACAGTTTTAAATATAGCAACTACTGCTGTGGCTATTGTAAAATCAGTATACATCTCAAACAATAGCACCGGCGCTGTAACTGTAAACTGTGATCTTAGAGACAGTTCTGCAAGCACAGATGTAGAGTTTTTTAGAAAGGACATACCTGCAACAAGTACTATTAATGCAACAGAACAGGGCTTGAATTTAGAAGAAGGAGATGCTATAAAAGCTCAAGCAGAAACTGCAAACAAACTAGAAGTGGTTGTCAGTTATGCATTAATAGATAGACAGAATGAAAACGGATAATTTACCAAAAATAGATTGTACAACTATAATAACATATAGAAATACAAAAACTGGCGAAACATATAAAGAGAAGAAAGAAGGACCTGATATTGTACAAGATGTTACTGTGCAGGTAACTAATAAAGGTTTAGAAGTCTTCCAGAAAGTGATGAATGATACTAAGAAACCAAAACCCTAAAGGCGGAACAGAATTACAATTCGAGTATTTAGAAAAACACGTCGATAAAAATTTATTAGATCAAGTACAGATCTGTACTTCGGTACCAGAAAAAATACCATTGCATCCAACTAAACCAAATATACTTTGGCAGAAAAATTCTTATGATCAACCTAATTTAGCTCCCTGGTTTAACAACCCTGCTAACCATAATAAATACGACTGGTATGTTTTTAATTCACACTGGACGTATGAAAAATTTAGAGATCATTTTAAAATACCAACTAACAGATGTGTAGTAATTAAAAACGGTATTGATAAAATAGAAAAAGCTCAACCATATCAAAAAGGTCAGCCTATAAAGATAATACATCAAAACACACCTTGGCGTGGTTTGTCTGTATTGTTAGGTGCAATGCAATTAGTAAAAAATCCTTTGGTTACTTTAGATGTATACTCATCTACGGAGGTTTACGGCAAACAGTTTTACGATCAAAATGATCATGAATACAAAGAGCTTTACGAACAAGCAGAAAAATTACCTAACGTTAATTATCTTGGTTACAGGCCTAATCAATACATAAAAGATAATTTAAAAAATTATCACATGTATGTTTATCCAAGCATCTTTGAAGAAACATTTTGTATATCATTACTAGAATGTATGGCTGCAGGTTTATATTGCATCGTCAATGACTTTGGTGCTTTGTATGAAACAGGAGCAGAGTTTCCAATGTACATACCTTACGACTCTAATCACAGAGCAATGGCACAGAAGTTTGGCTTTGGTATAGAACAAGCATCATATACTTTAGATCAAAAACAAATACATGATCACTTGGACTCTCAATCTAGATACGCGCATATTTATTACAACTGGAATAAAATAGCTATGCAGTGGACAACATTTTTAAAAGGAGTGATTAGTGCAAAATCCCAATAAACCGATTTGGTTTGAAGAACAAAAGACAGTGGAAACAATAGACTTATCTGAACCAGCTGATAGATCGCCTTGGAGAATAATGGTTTGTACACCTGTACATAGTGAGTGTTCTATTCATTACACACAAGCATTATTAAAATTTCAACAAGAATGTTTTTTAAGAAAGATATTAGTTAGTTTTACTTTAATGAAATCGTCTTTGGTTACACAAGGTAGAAACTTATGTGTAGCTGAAATGTTAAATCATGAAGATGGATATACACATTTATTATTTATAGACTCTGATATTGACTTTGAATTTAGTACAATTGAAACTATGTTAAAAGCTGACAAAGATGTTATTGCATGTCCTTATCCAATGAAGTCATTAGACTGGGATAAGATATTTGAAGAAAAAGATAAGGCTCAAAACAAAGATCAATTAAGAAGACCTGGATATACATTTCCTATTAAACTAGAAAATCAAAATCAAATACATTCTAACGGTGGTATTGTAGAGGCAACACATGCTCCAACCGGCTGTATGTTAATTAAAAGAACTGTATTAGAAGGTATGATTAAACATTACCCTGAACTACAAATATTTCAACCTACCAATATTAATGGTAAAGAAGTCAAGAAACCAAACTTTTATAACCTATTTGACACGATACATGATCCAAGCACCAAGCGTTATTTTGGTGAAGACTTTGGTTTTTGTCAAAGATGGACCGATATGGGTGGTAAAGTATATCTATATATCATGGATTATATAACTCATGTAGGTGAGCATCAGTTCTGTGGAAGGTTTTTTGATAACTTAAAACAGGTTGACGACACCAAAAAAATCAAATAAAGTGTGATATTTCAGGATTAGTACGCCTGCCACACATATACAATTTAGGCTAAATTATGACAATTACAAGGATGCAGGAACCACGACAATTATACGGACTAGGAAGTTTAGTTAAATCAGTAACTAAGGGTGTTAAGAAATTAGTTAAATCACCCGTAGGTAAAGCTGCTTTATTAATAGGTGGAGCAGGTCTAGCAGGTTTAGGTCCAGCTGCAGGTTTAAGAACAAGTGGTTTAGGAAACTTTTTATTTGGTGGTGCTACAAAATTTTTACCAGCTAATGCAATAAAAGGCGCGGCTGTTACAGATCCAGGTCTTTTTGGTAAAGCTGCATCAATGTTTGGTAATCTAAAAACAGGAACTAAACTAGGTCTCTTAACTGGTTTAACAAGTTATCTTGCTTCAGGTGGTATGGAAGAAGACGAGATTGAAGAAGTTAAAAGAGATCCTGATAAATTAAAAGTTTATTTAAAAGATTATTTTACTAAACTAAATCCTAACGCATCTAGTTCGGAAGTAGAAGATTTTGTAGAAACAAACGTATCTGAATATGCAACAGGTGGTCGTGTTGGTTTTTCTGAAGGTGGAGATTACGATTCCGAATTTATGAAACTTGTAGGAGAGTTTATGGAGAGAGGCTTTAGTCAGCAAGAAGCAATTGAAGAAGCTAGAGATACACTTCAAAAAAAATCAATGGCTACAGGTGGTCGTGTTGGTTTTTCTGAGGGTAAAAATATGATGATGGCATCAGGACCTGATTTACAAGACTCTAGAAATGACATGGCTAATCAAATGTTTGGTAAAGATTTAAGGCTATTAACAGAAGAAGAATTAGAAGCACTTGAAGATGAAATAGATAGATTAAGTGTTAAGTTTATGGCTAAAGGCGGAATGCCAACAGGTATTATGAGAACCAATGAAGCAGGGACTATTGAAAGAGACTACAGAGAAACTGGTGGTTTTGTGCCAGTGGGCATAAAAGAAAAAGCAGACGATGTACCGGCAATGTTAAGTAAGAATGAATTTGTAATGACAGCTGATGCTGTTAGAGGAATGGGTAATGGCAGCATTGAAAAAGGTGCTCAAAGATTATATGATCAAATGAAAAGTTTAGAAAAGAGAGTAGTGTAATGGCAGAAGTAACGACAACAAGAGTATTACCACCAGAATTTATAGAAGCAGCTGGTAAAGTAGCTTTAGGTGATTTAGCAACAGCAACAGGTCAATTTAAAACCGCTGATCTTTCAAAAGTATTTGGGCCTCAGTTTGTAGCTGCTCAAGATCCTTTACAAGCAGAGGCTCAAAAAATAGCCACTCAAGGTATTGGTGCATACAAACCTTTTTTACAATCTGCATCTGCATTAGCTGGCCCACAAGCTTATCAACAGTTTATGTCTCCGTATCAGCAAGACGTAATCAAAGCAACTTTAGATGAGTTTGATATTCAAGCCGCTAAAGGTATTCCAGGAATAGCTGCACAAGCTATTAGAGCCGGTGCATTTGGTGGTGCCAGAGAAGGTGTTGCGAGAGCTGAGTTTCAACAAGCAAGCAACAGGAACCGAGCAGCATTACAAGCTCAGTTATTACAACAAGGTTTTGGTCAAGCTCAACAAGCTGCACAACAAGCTTTACGTAATCAATTAAACTTAGCTGGTCAACAACAACAATTTTTAGGTCAAGATGTTGGAGCGTTATCTACTCTTGGTGCACAGAACCAACAACAAAGACAGGCACAATTACAAGCACAACAACAGTTGGCTCAACAACAATTACAACAACCGTTAACTGCGGCTCAGACTTATGGTCAGGGGGTTACACAATTAATCGCTGGATATCCAGGTCAAACAACTTCAGTTGTACAACCAAGTCCGAATCCGTTAGCAACAGCAATAGGAGCAGGTGGAACGTTAGCTGGTATTTACAGAGCGTTTAATCCGCCAACAACATAATGAAAACTTTTAAAAGACCGATGTTTAGAAAAGGTGGTAATGTTGGCAACGGCATTATGACTGGTATTACAGATAGAGTAGAAGCACAAAATGGTTTTTTACCAGGTAGCACTGCAGAAAGAAAAGGTGCAATGGGTGTTACCGAAGAAGGTATAGAACTTGCTAACCCAATACCAAAGGTAAGCGCGTTTACTCCTATGACATACGAAAATATAGACATAGAAGAAATGGTAGGTACACCTAAAAGCACAGCTGAGTACATAGAAGAATTAAAAGCAGGCGCTGGAGAATATGGTGGTATGGATCCTTTAACAAGTTTCTTACTAACAGCTGGTCCATCTGTTGCAGGTGCTAAAAATTTTGCTGATGCTATTCAAAGACTTAAACCAGGGACAGATCAATTACTTAAAGATGCAGCAGCTAAAGCTAAATATGATAGAGATCTAAGATTAGCTGGAGTTAAATTAGGTATAGGTGCACAGGAAAGAGCTGATCAACAAACTTTTGATTTAAAAAAATTAGATTTAAGTCAAGAAAATCAAGTTAAATTTTTAAATGATCAAAGAGCTTATGAACGATTACAGACTCAAGATAAAAGAGATTATGATGAAGTGATAGCAGATAGAGCTAGAGCATTTGCTAAGTTAGACAAACAACAACAAAAAGAATACGAAGAAAGACTAATTA